AGGAACACCAGTTCCTGATAATGTTCCGGCAAGAGTACCAGCATTACCACCTAACTGAGTAGTAGAATTCCCATAAAGGTTGGGAGAAGCAATTGTTCCAGCAGAGACCGACTGAGTGGTGACTGCAGTATCAGCATCTCTGGAAGTTTCCGAGAAAGTAAATGCTTGACCGTTTGTATTGATTCCATATGAACCTGCGCCACCAACTCCACCAAGAGTGGTAACGTCAATATTTGTACCTGAGACAGAATAGGATGCACCTACTCTCTCTGTTTGTATCGCAGCACCCTGAACACCAAGTTGAATAGAGTCAGTTATTTTTGATGTAATTTCAGCAGCACTAACAGGAGTAACTAAGAATAATGTAGAAAGAACCAGGAGAACTTTCTTCATTTTTCTTGCGTGATAAACACTGAAACTATTTAGCAAGATGCATCAAAATTGGGGCTTGACGTAAGTGGGAAACAGTAGTATGATAAATAAGTAAACAAATGTTACGAAACACTCATAATTCGTAACATTGCTCACACCCGTTAACCGAGACCTATGGGTGTATAAATTACGTCTCTCATACCCAGTCTGAGGGTGACTGGGGAATAGTATCACCACCATTTCCCTGATGGTCTTACTACTCTTTTAAAACAAATGACTGCTTCAATCGCTCAACAACGACAATCGAATACTTGGGAACAGTTCTGTCAGTGGGTAACTTCAACTGATAACCGCCTTTATGTGGGTTGGTTTGGAGTCTTGATGATTCCTTGTCTGCTTGCTGCTACCATCTGCTTTATTGTTGCCTTCATTGCCGCACCTCCTGTGGACATTGATGGTATCCGTGAACCTGTCGCAGGTTCTCTTATGTACGGAAACAACATCATCTCTGGTGCTGTGATTCCTTCGTCCAACGCAATTGGACTGCACTTTTATCCAATCTGGGAAGCTGCTTCCCTAGATGAGTGGCTCTACAACGGTGGACCTTTCCAATTGGTTGTGTTCCACTTCCTTATCGGTATCTACGCTTATATGGGTCGTGAATGGGAACTTTCTTATCGTCTGGGGATGCGTCCTTGGATTTGTGTTGCTTACTCCGCTCCTGTTGCTGCTGCTTCTGCGGTGTTCCTTGTTTATCCTTTCGGTCAAGGTTCCTTCTCTGATGCAATGCCTCTTGGAATCTCAGGCACGTTTAACTACATGCTCGTCTTCCAAGCAGAACACAATATCCTTATGCATCCGTTCCATATGCTTGGGGTTGCTGGGGTATTTGGTGGCTCTCTGTTTAGTGCTATGCACGGAAGTCTGGTTACGTCTTCCCTTGTCCGCGAGACGACAGAGCAAGAGTCTCAGAACTATGGTTACAAGTTCGGACAAGAAGAAGAAACCTACAACATCGTTGCCGCACACGGATACTTTGGACGACTGATCTTCCAATACGCATCGTTCAATAACTCACGTTCGCTGCACTTCTTCCTTGCCGCTTGGCCTGTAGTTGGTATCTGGTTCACTGCTCTTGGCGTTTCCACGATGGCATTCAACCTCAACGGTTTCAACTTCAACCAGTCAATCATTGACTCTCAGGGTCGTGTATTGAACACCTGGGCTGATGTACTGAATCGTGCTGGTCTAGGGATGGAAGTAATGCACGAGAGAAACGCACACAACTTCCCTCTTGATCTTGCTGCTGCTGAAGCAACTCCAGTTGCTCTCACCGCACCTGCAATCGGTTGATACAAGATACAATTTAAAACTGGGGTCTTCGGACCCCTTTTTATTTCGGAGAAAATAAATGGTTTCATCTACTTTACAACAACCAATTTCACAAAGGGGGTGGTTCGATGTCCTGGATGATTGGCTTAAGAGAGATCGTTTCGTTTTTGTTGGCTGGTCTGGACTTCTTCTTTTTCCCACAGCTTATCTTGCTCTTGGTGGTTGGCTTACTGGGACAAGTTTCGTTACGAGTTGGTACACTCATGGGATTGTATCCTCCTATCTTGAGGGTGCAAACTTTCTTACTGCGGCAGTTAGTACTCCAGCAGATTCTATGGGTCATTCTCTTCTTCTTCTCTGGGGTCCTGAGGCTCAAGGGAGTTTCGTCAGATGGTGCCAACTTGGGGGACTCTGGACTTTTGTGGCGCTCCACGGAGCCTTCGCTCTTATAGGTTTCATGCTTCGTCAGTTTGAGATTGCTCGACTGGTTGGCATCAGACCTTATAACGCAATCGCATTCTCTGGTCCTATCGCCGTATTTGTTTCTGTGTTCCTAATGTACCCACTGGGACAATCCAGTTGGTTCTTCGCACCATCGTTTGGTGTTGCTGCTATCTTCAGGTTTCTTCTGTTTCTTCAGGGTTTCCACAACTGGACCCTCAACCCCTTCCATATGATGGGAGTTGCTGGTATACTAGGAGGAGCACTGCTTTGTGCGATTCATGGAGCAACCGTAGAAAACACTCTATTTGAAGATGGTGACCAGGCAAACACTTTCAAGGCATTTGAACCGACTCAAGAGGAAGAAACATACTCTATGGTTACTGCTAACCGATTCTGGAGTCAAATCTTCGGTATTGCTTTTAGTAATAAGCGTTGGTTGCACTTCTTTATGCTTTTTGTTCCAGTTATGGGTCTCTGGACTTCTTCTATTGGTATCATCGGTCTTGCTCTTAACCTCCGTGCATACGACTTTGTATCTCAGGAGATTAGAGCGGCTGAGGATCCAGAGTTTGAAACGTTCTACACGAAGAATATCCTCCTTAATGAGGGTCTTAGAGCGTGGATGGCACCAGTAGACCAACCCCACGAGAATTTTGTATTTCCAGAGGAAGTATTGCCCCGGGGTAACGCACTGTGACCGCACAGTATCTTCTATACTTGGTTATCTTCGCATTCGCACTTATCGTTATTTTTACTGAGGACCATGATGACGATGATGACCAAGATGGAGGAATTCTACAACCTGCTTATTCTCAGGGGGGTACTTGACCCCCTTTTTTTAAATGCTATGATTACTTCAGAAACTCCACATAAACTTGCAGAAATAATTAGAGATACTTGGCCTAATCTTTACAGAAAACCACAAGTATCTTATGATGAAGAAAAGGAAACAGAAGATGAAAAAGTATAATGAAGAATATTTTTCAGTTCTGAATAAAAAAACTGGAAAGAAACTTTTGGACTGTGGTGATGAGTCCGATGCATTAGCAATGGTTGCTTTTGATCCACAGAATAGAACTTATACGCGCAATAAGTTTTTGATGGGACAAGTTGTAGATATTGAAATTCCAAAGCAACTACCAACAAGTAATGTGGTTGAGAGTAAATGGGATGATCCAATTCTAGAAGATATTGATCCCTGGAACTTAAGGGGAAGGCAACCAATGCAACCAGTCAAAAAACAACTGCCAGAAGATAAAAGAATTCCACTAAACACTAAATAACTTTCAGTTTTATTTCGACTATGAAATTTACAATTTATTCCAAAGACGGTTGCCCATATTGCACAAAGGTTCAACAGGTGCTACAATTAGCAGAACTGCAGCATGTAGTTTACAAATTGAATACAGATTTTACTCGTGAAGAGTTTTATGCCGAATTTGGTGTAGGTTCTACATTCCCTCAGGTGATTGTAGATGATAAACATATTGGTGGTTGCACCGACACTGTTCAATATCTGAAGGAGCAAAACCTAGTTTAATGGACAATAACTTTCACGAAGTTTATGGCGATGTTGAGAAAGCAATCGATTATGCTTTTAAGGGACAATTTGTTTTGAAGTTTTATGACTATTTGAAAGTTCGTGGATCACGGAGACAGGAAGTTGAAGAATTTATTGAAAGTGCAACCGCAAATGAAATCAATAATCTTATAATGGACCTTGATGATTATCTAGAGGGTGGTGCTGATGAAATTCATAAGCAACTTCGTGAGGGTTATGGACACATTCCAAAACCAGAAGCAAGAAAAATAAGAAACTACTTGTACGGTATCTTACAAGATGCCTGGAAATATAGTCATGATAGACGACCAGGAAGACGCAAAAAAGAAACTAAATAAGAGTGACCCCCAGATTAATCGGGGTGTTGAGTTATTACTACGCAATAGGAGAAGAAGATCAGAAAAACCAAAAACTTTTCAAGTGAAGTTTGGTAAGATGATCACTCTCCTTCGCAGAGAGTTTCATTTCTTTATAGAATTTCACTTTGATGTTAGGAAAAAATAAACTCTCTGGAGAAGGAAAATGCTAGCAGTAACTCTGACCATAGGAACATTGGTTTCAATTATGTTCTTTTTTGTAGGAGGTGTGGTAGGATGGTTAGCGAAAGAACATTTCTACCAAACGTCTCCAGTTTACACACATCCAGAGATGTTTGATAATAATGGGAATGTAATACCCGACGAAATTTTAGCTGTGAGATTTGAAAACGATTATGACTACGACGAAGACGAAGAAGACGACGACTGAAACACCAATCGAAACGCTTCCTACAAACCCCTTTATTTTTGAGATTTTAGAACTCGCTTCAAAGCAAAGAAGTAATGCAAAGAAAGTAGAAGTTTTAAAAACTTATGAACATGATTCTTTGAAATCGGTGTTCATTTGGAACTTTGATGAATCAATCATTAGTCTCCTTCCAGATGGCGATGTTCCTTATGGAAATGCTGACGAACAATCTGTGTATGCTGGGAGCCTTTCAGAAAATCTTGCAAAAGAAGCTGCAGGTGGTTTATCTGCTACGGGGCAAGATTTGGATGGACGTGGGCGCACCTCACTTCGCAGAGAATATCAAAATCTTTATCACTATGTAAAGGGTGGAAATGACAGTTTGACCTCCATTCGCAGAGAGATGATGTTCATTAATCTTCTACGAGGTCTTCACCCCAGGGAAGCAGAAGTATTAATTCTTACAAAGGATAAAAAACTTTCTACTAAATACAAAATAAGTCACGAAAATGTAAAAGAGGCATATCCCGATATTCAATGGGGTGGTCGTGTATGACTGTTGCAACTGATACGGAGAAGAGTATGGCAGAATATGGAAAAGAAGAAAGAACTGTTCTGCCTAGTACTTATGGATGTGAAATTCTTTTAGAAAAAACAACCATCAATCAAGCAAAGGATACTTCTTTTCCAAACGATGCCTATCTAATTTGGTATACGGTAAAGGAAGAAGAGTGTATTGATTTGGTGAGAGGAACTAGAGTTCGTATCTTTGATATGTACTATGATAAGTATGGTCCTGGTGCAGTTAAAAAAATTGACTTTGGATACGGTAGAACAAACCCTAAACTATGGGGAATAAAACAACCCGAAAAAAAGAAAAAAAGATGAGTAGTGGATTTAAGGGAGACGTTAGTCCTAAAAAAGATAGAGAATTAAAACTTTATATTAGAAATAGAGAAGTAAATAAGTTAATTAAAGAATATAAAAAACTTAAAAAATATCAAAAATCTTCAATTTTTGAAATCGAAAAACTTTCGGGGCAAGAAACGAAAATTGATAAATTAATTAATGAATATGGAATAGATCCTGAAGCACTTGAATAATGGGAAAACATTACTTACTTAACTTGTATGGATGCTCGTTTGTTCTTTTGGACGACGAGCGTTGTCTTGTAGACTTATTGGAAAACGCAGCAGTTGCCAGTGGTGCTACTGTGATTCAGACTATCTCAAAAAAGTTTGAACCACAAGGAGTTACAGTAATGTGTCTACTAGCAGAAAGTCATATTAGTATTCATACTTGGCCTGAGGAAGGTAAAGCAGCAGTTGATGTTTATACCTGTGGGGACTGTAATCCAAAGATTGGATGTGACATTATCATTCAACAACTTTATGCAACTGATCATACGTTAAGTTACATAGAACGGTAACAAAAGTTACAAAACTATTTGCATATATATCAGAGGCATATTAAAATGTCCACACGTTCATTCCCAACGGGAACGGAAGTAAGCCGACTCGGAACGGATCGTTCATTCTCTATTCGCAAATAGAGAACGCAAAAGTTGACTGAAGGAACGCTCTTTAACCTAAAAAACTAAGGAGAACCCTAATGTCTAAAGTAGTATATCGTGGTGTTGAATACGATACCACCGAACGTCCAAATCAAACGTTCAAAATTCAACCACACGTTGAAATCTATCGTGGAACAATGTTCTGGGTAGATGAAAACGGAAATAAACTCTCAATGGAAAGATCCAAGGGAGGTACAAAATGAAGAAACTTAATGTACTTCAACTCATTAAAGAACAGAAGCAAAAAGAAGAGCGACGCAGAAAAGCATCTCTTGCCACTCTAGTAGCGGCAAAATAATTCAAAGAGGGTTCTTGACGAACCCTCTTTTTTTGTATATAATAATTTTATCAGGATTGATACTATGGATAAAGAAAAACTCAAACTGATTGTACGAAACCTTGAGTCTCTTGTAGAATGTCTCAAGTCAGAAGTTTATTCTGATGTGGATTCATACAAGATGAATTACGAAGAAATTTCACAACACATTACTGATTACGACGAAGTATTTTATGACGGAGATGATGATGGATATCCCGACTGAGTTTGAGTTTATGAAACCAGAAGTTAAACTCATTAGTGTTACTCCAGATGCTGAAAAGCATATGGCATACTGTGCTCGGGTAAGTAATCCTGCTAATCAAGAGAACGAAAAGTTTTCTGGATTGCTTAAGTATTGCATTCAGCATCAACACTGGAGTATCTTTGAGCAAGCCAGTATGACTGTGGAAATTAACACCACTCGCGGTATTGCGGCACAGATTCTAAGGCATCGTTCATTTACATATCAAGAATTTTCACAACGATATGCTGATACTAATCTTCTAAGCAATACTATTCCTCTTCCAGAACTACGTAGGCAAGATACAAAGAATCGTCAAAACAGTATTGATGATCTTCCTGATTATTTGAAACTGGTTTTGTTAGAAGACATTCGTGTTTTGTTTGAGCACTCTCAAAGGACCTACAATCGTCTTCTGGGTGCAGGTGTAGCAAA